CTAGTGCTGGAAGGGGGCGGCTCCCCGATCGAGGTGCAGGAGGTGACGGCGGTTCAGCGGGAGGGCAAGTGGCATCCGTTTGCCTGCGTTGATCGCCCGCTCAAGTTCGAGGCGGTGATTGAGGACGTGGATCTCAAGATCACAATCAGCCGCGAGATTTGGGACTTGCTCAACCGGTTGCCCAACCCCAGGGCAACGATGGGGCTACTGCTGGAACGCTCGCTGAAAAAGGCTTTTGAAGCAGGAGAGCTGGGATGAGCTTGGTAAAACTTCTGGAAGAGATTTATGGCCCTGGCGACCATAGCCAGGCGGCGGCTCGGATTGGGGCTTGGTATGCCAGCGCTGGTCAACACCTGAACCGGTTTGAGCGGCGCTGGGGCGGGGCGTTTCAGCCCTGGGAGGACAGCCCCGGAAATCCGAAGCCAGAGTTTTGGGCTTGGATTGCCGATCGCCTGGCCAAAGCGGAGAACGAAAAGCGCCCTAGCCCTTTGCCGCCAAGGGTTTGCGCCAAGCGGATGTTGTACAACTCGCTGGACAAGGGCGACGGGTTGGCCACCGACCTGTGGGACACCTATCAGGAAGAACTGAAAGCCAAGCAGGATGCGGCGGACAGGGCGGCGGCGGTGCGTGAGGCTCCTTTGCCGGTGGCGATCGCCCCGGTGGAACCGGAACCGCAGGACAAGGACGCAATTCGGCGGGCAATCAACGAAGCCCGCCGCCTAGCAGGATTTGGAGGTGGACGATGAGCGACTTGCCAGACAGCGAACGCAAGCGGCTGATCCGATTGATCCATGTCGCCAAAACCCAACTGGGGCTAAGCGACGACGAATATCGCGCAGTGCTGGAAGGGGCGACGGGCAAGAACTCTTGCTACCAAATGGTTGGGCTGGAAGTCAAGAAAGCCTACGATGCGTTTCTGCGGCTGGGCTTCAAGCCTGGCCCGGCCAAGGTCAAAAACCCACAGCTCTCTAAAATGCGCGCCCAGTGGATTGAGTTGCACGGGCTGGGTTTGGTGAAAGACCGCAGTGATGCGGGCCTGCTGAAGTTCTGCAAGCGGCTCACGGGGGTCGATCGGCTGGAGTGGCTGACTCCGGCGCAAGCCAGCAAGGCGATCGAGGGGCTGAAAGCCATGCGCCAACGCGCGGGAGGTGGCAAGTGATCATCCAGTGCTACCAAACGTCCGAGGGGCGGGAGATGAAGCTGATTTCAGGGTTTTACTCAATCGTCATCACTGAGCGGGGCACGACCCGTCCCTACCAAGGCCCTCCAATTCCGCTGAATCAGTACATCGAAATGCTTGAACAGGCTGCGGCGCTTGACTTTGAAGAGACGTGGGCTTCGCATTTTGAGGGGGTTCCCTATGCCCCAGGCGATCGAGCAGCGCCCTGAGTGGTGGGGTTACCCCAACGTAGAGCAGGGCTACGATTGCGAAGCCCTGCAAGATGCCTGGGCGTTTGTGACGGTGGCGTTTCAGGTCTTGGGCTACACGTGGGAAACACCCCGAGTCAAGGCGTTTGTGGCGGAGGTGGAGCGCCGTAGTGGCGGTAAGAGCGTGGTGGGCTGTCGGTTGCCAGCAAAGGCAACTTTTTTGCTGGCGGCCAAGCTGGCCCAAATTTTGCAAGATGAGCCTTGGCCCACTAGCAACAGCCGCAACGCCGGTTACGCCAGGGCGATTGCGGCCCGAGTGGAATCAGTGAGCTTAGAGGAGGCTAAACGCCTTGGTGCTGCCGAAAGCTGACCAGACCGACCAAACCGACCTCAGCCCACAGTTGCGCCTACTGGCCGAAATTGTGGGGGTTGAGGGGGTGCTGAAGCTGTCCCGGGTCTATGGGGGACGGCGGCTCTACGTTCCGGCGAATCCTGGCCCGTCACATCGCCTAAGCAAGCTGCTGGGGCACGATCGGGCGATCGCCTTGGCGCGGGAGTTTGGGGGCCTGCGCACCGAAAACCCCGTGCCCCGTGCCTTTTTGTTCTTTCGCCGCCAGGTCTACCGGAGGATGCTGGAAGACCTGGCCCAGGGCGAAACTCAAGCTCAGGTGGCTCGGCGGTTTGGCACGACTCAGCAATTTGTGAGTCTTTTGCAGCAACGGTGTGGCTGGCTGCGCGGTTACCGTCCAGACGGTTCGGCGTGGGCTGAAAGGCTGATCGAACAAACCTTCTACCCTTATCGGCAACTAAGCTTGCCCCTATTCTGTGAAAGTACGCAATCGACCGAAAGCTCTATGGATTTTTTGGTTAAGGCTGGACGAATTCTGCGGGCGGTAGGGGTGTTGGCCGAAACGGTCAAAGAGGCCTTGGAGGACGGCGAGCTTGATTCTGACGAGCTTTCTGAGATCCTTGCTCAGGGCGTGATTCCGCTGCTTGCAGCCGTGGGCGTGGTGATTCCTGCGCATGTGCTGGCGGACTTTGACCAAGGCCAAACGGTGGTGCGCGATCGGGTTGCGAAAGCTCTGGACGACTAGGACGACGCTTGGCTGACTTGCTCTAAGATTCCCTTCCTCGCCCCTTGCCCCTAGCGGGGTGAGGGGTTTTTGAGGTTCTATGGCGAAATTTTTCTTGATTGGCACTGCCCCTCCACCTCCGTTAGTTTTGCCGCTCACCGAGCCTATGCTCTTGTTTATTGCGAGCTTGATCGTTGCTGGGTTTGGCTACTTTCTAAAACGGGAGGTCAGTCTAATTGAAAGGAGACTGGATCGGATAGAAAACTCGCTGGATTTGACGAAAGCCGAAATCGGAGACCTGCCGAAAACTTACGTGACCCGCGACGATTTTTTGCGGGCCATGAGCGCGATCGATGATCGGCTGGATTCGCTGGAAGGCAAGATCGAACAAAAGCTGGATCTCGTGCTCGATCGCTTACCCAAACCCTAAGGAACCATGGAAAAATTGCCCCCAGAGCGGATGCGGCTAAGGATCTTGCGCATTTTGGAGGCCTCCCGGTCTCAGCCGGTGCGAGACGGCCTGATTTTGCAGGTGCTGTACGAGCGGCAGCTTGGGGTGACGCTTGGCTCGATCCGCAGCTCATTTGCAGTGGTTGCTGGGGCAAAACCTGATTGTTTTGGAGCGTCGCTGGTCGGACTGGCACGCGCAAATCTCAGAGCGCGGGGTGCGGGTCATTACGTCACAAGAAAGCCCACCGGATGGGCTGGCGGATCCTCGGGGAGGTAGTTAGATGGCCAAGCGGCGAGTTCGGTATCGCGGCACAATTACCCAAATCCCGGCCGGCCTCCGTGCAGAGCTGGATCAGGAGCTGATCAACCGTAATTTTTCCGACTACACGGAGCTGACCACCTGGATTAACGAGCGATTGGCTGGAGAGGGGCTGGAGCTAACGCTTTCGCGGGCCTCCGTCCACCGCTATGGGCAGCGGTTCGAGGAGCGGGTGGAAATGCTCGAACTCGCGACCCGTCAGGCTGAGCGGCTCAAGGCTCTGTTTACAGATGATCACGCAAACCTGAGTGAGCAGGCGCTTCAGTTGGCTCAGGGTTTGGCGTTTAACCTGATGATTGAAAGCGGCGAAAAGCTTACGCCGAAAGAGCTTTCGATGATGACCCGTTCGTTGGCCGAAGCATCGCGCGGGTTTGTCAACGTTAAAAACTATCAGGCTGAGGTCAAGGATCGGGCGGAGGCGGCAGCGCGGGCCGTGGCCGCCCAGGCGCGATCGGGGGGTCTCAGCGAGGCGACGATCGCCCAAATCGAGCAACAAATCCTGGGGATTGCCAGCCTATGACCCGACTCAATCCCCGCGCCTATTTCCTGCCCTACCAGGTGCGCTGGCTCACCAACAAATCTCGGCTGAAAATCTGGGAGAAGTCACGGCGGGTCGGCGCAACCTACGTCCAGAGCTACGAGGACGTGCGCGACGCGGCGATCGCCCGTGGGGGTGTGGACGTGTGGTTCAGCAGCGCTGACGAAACGGCAGCGCGGGAATACGTCCACTACGCCAAGCAATGGGCGCGGCTGCTGGACACGGGCGCAAAGGATTTGGGCGAGCGGGCGCTGGACGACGATCGGGACGTGAAAATTTTTGGGATTGAGTTTGCCAATGGGAAACGAATCAACGCCCTGAGCAGCAGCCCCAAAGCCTTGCGGAGCAAGGGCGGTAAGGTGGTTCTGGATGAATTCGCGTGGCACAAGCAGCCGGATGAAATGTGGGCAGCGGCCCAGCCTGCGAGCCTGTGGGGTTTTCAGATGCGGATCTTGTCCACCTACAACGGCAAGGGGAACCGCTACTACCGGCTGGTGGACGAAACGCGGCGTGGGCTGGGCAATTGGAGCCTAGAGAGCACCCCGATTCAGAAGGCGGTGGCCGAGGGGCTGGCGGACAAGATTGTGGGCCACACGCTCTCGCTGGAGGAGCGGGCCCAATGGCTGGAGGAACTGGCGGCAACGGTCAACGACAGCGACATTTGGCAACAGGAATATTGCTGTGTGCCGATCGACTCGGCGACGGCCTACCTGACTTGGGAGCAGATTATCGCCTGTGAGTCAGAGCAGGCGGGCGACCCAGCGGGTTACAGCCACGGTGCTGCCTTTGTGGGCTATGACGTGGCGCGGCGGCGGGACTTGGCGGTGATTTGGGTGGTTGAGCAGGTGGGCGATGTGCTGGTGACGCGCGAGGTGGTGAGCCTGCGGAATGCCAGCTTTGCGGCTCAGGAGGCGGAACTTGATCGGGTCTTGCGCGATTACCGGGTGCTACGGGTGGCGATCGACCAGACCGGCATGGGCGA